ACGTGCCCGATTATCCCATTCCGTTTGTGCCGCCAATGTACCTGACCACAACCAGTTACCCAGCGGCCCCCGGCTATAATCCTCAGGTCATGATGCGTTGGTCGGACGACGGCGGCCATACTTGGTCTAATGAACATTGGACCTCTATTGGCCTTATAGGCAATTACGGCAAACGCGCCTTCTGGCGCCGGCTGGGGATGACGCTTAAAATCCGTGACCGCGTATACGAGGTGTCTGGCACCGACGCGGTAAAAATTGCCATTATGGGCGCTGAACTGCGCGCCAGCCCGACCAATGCCTAGCCCGCCTAACATCACCAACATCCCGGCGCCGCGCGTCCCGTTTATCGACGACCGCACCGGGTTGTTGTCGCGGGAGTGGTATAGGTTTTTCTATAACCTGTTCAATCTGACCGGCGGCGGCGGCAACTGGGCCTCGCTGCAAGACCTTCAGGTTGGCCCGCCGGGCGCCGACGAGGCGGCGCTTCAGGCGGCGCTCCAAGCCTACATGGACGTAACGCCTCCTGTACAAGCAGTTCCCCCCACGTTTGACGCAACGGCGCAACTTGCGCCGCCCCCGCCGCAAGCAGTCCCCGCCCCGTTTGACACGCTGGACCCGCCAGCGTTTCAAGACGTGCCAGGCCGGTTTATACTTCCCTCCGGCGTAACCCCCGGCGCGTCGCCGTACACGTACCAGAACACGTCCGGGCGCCCTGGCGACATGATTGTTTCAGGTGGCGCGGTGTCGGCCATAGCTTTTTCACGCGACAACGCAACTTTTTATAGTGTAGGGGTTGTTTCCGGCGTATTTTCTTTATCGGCGTATGACTTTTTGCGGGTGACGTACACCGTAGCCCCTACAATGACCTTTATCCCCAGGTAGATGCAAGTGACGCGTACCCTCTTGCAACAAAGGATGTTCGACAATGGCCGTAACCGTAACCGTCCTGATCCCGGCGAAGACCGCCGAAGCCGCGCAGACGACGCAGTACACCTCGACCGGCGTGACAACCATCATCGACAAGTTCACGGCGACCAATTACAGCGCCGCAGCCGCGACGATTAGCGTCAATCTGGTCACAGTTGGCGGGTCTGCCGGCAACGACAACCTGATTGTCAAGACCAAGACGTTGCAGGCCGGCGAGACATACACCTTCCCTGAGATTGTGGGCCAGGTGCTATCCCCTAGCGGGTTTATCTCCACGATTGCCGGCACCGCGTCGGCGATCAACATTCGCGCCAGCGGGCGCCAGGTGACGCAGTGACCTCAGACGTAATCACGGCGCAGGTTGAGCCTTGGAGCGAGTTTCTTGTTGACGCGGTAGAACTCTTCCCCGCGCACTGGCAAGAACTGGCGCTGAACAAAGACAAGGTGCCGCTGTCCATGCGGTACGACGTGTACGCGGCCAGCGAGGCCGCCGGCGAACTCCTTGTCGTGACGCTGCGGCAAGACGCGCGGCTGGTCGGGTATTTCGTCGGGTTTGTCCTTCCCGGCCTGCATTACAGCACCTGCCTGACCCTTCAGATGGACATCTTCTGGACCCACCCTGACATCCGCGGGCGCATGGAAGGCGTAAAGCTTTTTCGGACGGTAGAAGCTGAGGCCAAGCGCCGAGGCGTCCAGCGCATGTTTTTTGGGTCTAAATTGCATAAAGACGCTTCCCGGCTGTTTGAGTATTTGAAAATGCAGCCTGTTGAAGTGTATTACACCAAGTGGATTGGAGACTGACGCCATGGTCGCATCAGCAGCTATTATAGGCGGCGCCGCCTTAGTCGGCACAGCCGGGTCCATGTACGCATCTAACAGAGCGGCAACAGCGCAGAGGAACGCCGCGCGTGACGCTGCGGCGGCGCAAGAACAAGCGTATGCCCGGCAAGAAGAATTACAGGAGCCGTTTCGTCAAGCCGGGATGGCCGCGCAAAACAGGTACATGACGCTGTTAGGGCTACAACTGCCCGAGGGCGCCGAAAATGTGCCGGGGCTAAAAATAGATACTTCGTCGCCTGATTACGGCAAATACGCCCGCGATTTTAGCATGGCCGATTATCAAGCCGACCCCGGTTACGGGTTCCGCATGAGCGAGGGCATGAAAGCCATTGAACGGTCGGCGGCGGCACGTGGCGGTCTGCTGTCGGGCGCCACGCTGAAAGGCATTCAACGGTTTGGCCAAGATACGGCGTCAAACGAATATCTGAACGCCTTTAACCGTTACCAGACCAATCGCGCAAACCAACTCAACCCGTTGCAAAGCCTATACGGTGGCGGCCAAACTAGCGTTAATGTGTTATCCAACGCGGCAGGGCAAACCGGGCAAGGTATGGCTAATGCTGCGCTGGCCGGCGGCCAAGCCCGCGCGTCCGGGTACATGAACATGGCCAACGCGCTGAACCAGGGCCTTAGCACCGGCGCCAATCTGTACATGCAGGGGCAGTATCTCGGCGGGGTAAACGAGCTTAACGCAGCTAGAACACAGTACTACCGAGGCGGTATGGGCCAAGGCAATTAAGGAGATAGCACATGTCTGGTTCCTTCCCTCCTTTACCTGAACTCCGGCCTTTTCAGGCTCCTAACCTTGTAGCAATGTCCAGCGCTATGCAGACGCAATCGCTAAACGCGATGCGCGAACAGCAGTTGATGGGCGACGAGCGCGAAAAGAATGCGCTGCGAGCGTTGTTCGCCGATCCTAATTTCAATCCCGCCGACCCGGCTCAAGGCCGCCGTGTTTTGGAGGCCGCGCCGCGCAGCGGTCACGCGACCTATTCCGCGCTGTTGCGCGGCTACGCGGACCAACGCGCCGCTGAGGCTTCTGTGCGCGCCGCGGCCGCCTCAGACCGCGCGGCGGCGCTTTCTGCGCGGCAAGCGCAAGCCGCCGACCTTGATCGGTCGATTAAACTTACCCAATCATTTCGGGATATGCTCCCTACGGCCAATGCGGAAAACTACCCAACAATTCGCGCGGCGGCAATCGCGGCGGTGCCTTCTTGGGCGCCTTCGTGGCCTGAAACTTACGACGCAAACGCGGTTCGGGCGCTTATGCAAAAGGCGGACGACAGCCTTAGAGAACAAGCGGAGCGAAACAAGCCCGCAGCGGACTTTACTCTTAGCCCTGGACAAACTCGTTTCAACGCGGCTGGCCAACCTATTACCACAGCGCCAGAGCGGCCCGCCCGCGACCCGGCGCGCGAAACCAAAATTCAAGACATCATGGACACTTTTGGCGTTGACCGCCGCACAGCGGTAGGCATCGAAAGCGGTGTTTTAAGACCTATCGCGGACCCCGTAACAGGCCAAACTAGGCTGATTGACTTAACTAGTAACACGTTTCGCGAAACTACGCCCGCAGCCCCCGCGCCCGCGCCCCCGGCCCCCGCGCCTCTCGTCACCGGTCCCCGCGCGAACATTACCCCGCCCCCTGCGGCGGAACCCGCGCCTGCCGCCCCGGCGCCTGCGCCTGCGGCGGAAGCCCCGCCGGCGCCAAATCAAACTTTGTACGCATTGGCGCAAAGGCCTCTCACCACCGGCTTAACGCCTGCGGCGCTGCAATACGGGCAAAATGTGCTGGGACAGTTTGGCGCGAATATCATAGACCCAGAACTTACGGAACGCCGACAAACATTTAGTAACACGCAAGGCGATTTGATTAGGGCGCTGTCAATAAATCCGCGGTACCCGGTAGATGAAATGAAACGTATCCGCGAAGAAATTAATATCGAACCGCGCGCGTTTACCGACCCTCAATCTCTTTTGGCCAGAATGCGTAGTGTGGGTAAGTCTTTGCGCACGCGGTTGGCCGACGAAGAACGCGCAGGCGCAGACCCTTTGCTTCCCGTCGACGACCGCCGCGCCGCACTTAGGGCGGCCGAAGACATCAGAAACTTTCTTGCCAAACTTGGGGCGCCGGAAGATCAATCTTCGGCGACCGCGCCTGCTGCGCCGCCTCCGCGCCGTAACGCGCTGAACCGGCGCACACAAACCGGGGCGCAACGTCTTCGATACAACCTTGAGACTGGTGAGTTGGAGCCTGTTCAATGATCGAAGTCCAACTGCCGGATGGCCGAGTTATCGAGTTTCCGGCAGGGACTGCGCCGGATGTGATGCGGCGGGTTGCCGCGCAGGCGGCTCAACAGCCGGCACCGCCGTCGGGCGAAGGTACGCCCGGCCCTCAACAGGACGGCACCGGGCGCGGCAGCGGGTTTATGCCGTTTTTGAACCGCGGCATAGCGGCACTTGCGGGCGCGCCAGTGGACATCGCCAACGCAATCATAGGTATGGACCCGCGTTATTTGCCGTTTGGTGTCGGGCGCGCAGCGTCTGCGGCTGGTGCGCGGCCTATACCTGTCAGCGAAACCCCTTTCGGCGGCTCCGCCAGCATTGAAACGGCGCTTGCCGCCGCCGGGCGCCCATTTGGCGCGGAGATGGTGCCGGAGCCGGGGCAGCAGCCTGAAACCGTTTCTGAGTACGTCGGTCGCGGCGTAGGCGACGCCGCCGGTATGATCATCCCCGGCTACGGCGCGGCCCGCCTTGCCGCCGGCGCGGCCAGCCCTATTGTAGCCCGCACCGGTCGAAGCGTTTCTAACGCATTTGTCAACGCGCCCGCCCGCACGACCGCGGCGGAACTCACTACCGGCGCAGGCTCTGGGTACGGCAGGGTGTCGGCCGAAGAGGCTTTCCCAGACGTTCCTAATGTAGGGGCCACAGGGGAACTTGTCGGCGGTCTGGGCACCGGGGCCTTGTTGCAAGTCCCGCGGTTGCTAAGATACACCCCTGGCGTACCAACGGTGGCAGCAGCGGTCACACCTTTTACGAGAACCGGCGCTGAAGCGCGCGCGGCGGCGCGGCTTACTTCGCTGGCCGAAGACCCTTTAGCGGCGTCTAGGGCGGCTGACGCGCCTACCATCAGTAACTTAACGCCGGCGCAGCGCACCGGCGAACCTCGGCTGCTGGCGCTTGAAAAAGCGGTGGCGGGCGAAAACCCTGCTATTGCCAAAGCGCTGCGTGAGCGGGCCGCTGCGGCGCAGGAAACGCTAGATGCAGAAGCCCGCGCGCTGGGCGGCGACCCCGCCCAAACGCGGGCTTTTTTGGAAGACCGTGTCACACGGCTGACCGACGCGCTCAACACCCGCGTCGAACAGGCGCAAACGCGGGCCAGAGAGCGCATCGCGGCGCTGGAACCAAACGCCCCTGCCGACGCGGCGTCGCGCATCGCCCGCGAAGAATTTGACAAGGCGTTTGAGGCTGCGCGCAAGCAAGAAAGCGAATTGTGGGAGGCTATTCCAAAAGACGTAACGATTGACACCGCGCCGCTGTTTCGGCGGTTTGACGCGTTGGTAGCGGCTACGCCGGTAACAGGGCAGCAAAACATCCCCGCTTACGCGCGTAAATTTTTGAGCGCGGACAGCGCCGACCGTTTAGGCGACACCGCCAGCCCTGCTGAACTACAAGAGTTGCGGTCAGAACTTCTTGCGTTGCAACGCGCGGCCCGCAAAGCGGGTAACGACAACCAAGCGCGTATTATCCGGCACATTTCCGACGACGTTTTAACCACGCTCAACAGTTTGCCGGAGACAGGAGGGCCGTACGACGTAGCCCGCAATTTTAGCCGCAACGTAAACGAGGTATTCCGCGACAGCGCGGCGGGGGCGCTTGCGCGTAGATCGGGCGCAGGCGAACCAACTATTGCGCCGGAGTTAACACTAGAAAAACTGTTGAAATCTGGCGGTCCAGACGCCGACGTGGCGGCGCGCGATCTGTTGGCGGCTACTAACAACAGCCCGGCAACACGTCAGGCCATTGAGGATTACCTTACGCGGTCGTTCCGCGACCGCGCAGTGTCGACCGACGGACGCATTAAAACTGAAAACGCCACCAACTGGATGCGTCGTAACGACGCGCTTTTGCAGCGTTTTCCAGAAGTGCGTAACCGTCTGGCCGAAACCGTGTCGGCGCAGAGCCAGGCCGAAACATTGGCCGCCCGGCAGGAAACGGTGGAAAGCGGCCTGCGCCAGCGCAGCGACAAGCGTATGGACAGGCTGCTTGACCAGCGGCAAGAAAGCGCGGTGGCGCGGTTCCTCAACGCCGAGCCGGGCACAGAGGTAAGCCGCGTGTTTGACGCGGACGACCCAGCGGCGATGGCAGCGTCATTGCGTCGGTCAGTCGACCGTGACCCGTCAGGTAAAGCCCTTGCTGGTTTGCGCGGGGCGTTTGTCGACAACCTGTTTGCTCGCGCGCGGCAAACAACGCCTGACGGGGCGGTGTTCAAAGGCAGCGCGATCATGGACGCGCTGAACGACCCCAAGCAGGCCGCAGCGCTACAAGCTGTGTTTGATGCGCCGGCCCTCCAGCGGCTCCGGCAAATTGGCACGGAATTGACGGCGCTGGAACGCGCGCGGGGCGCGGGGTCGCTACCCGGCGGTGTCATTGAAGACGCCCCGGCAAAAGTGCTGAATTTTGTAGCCACCATTCTTGCCGCCCGTTTTGGTGGTCAGTTAGGCGCCAGCACAGGGCTTGCAGGCGGCTTACAGGCCGCAGGAAAAGCGTCTAGCGCCGCATCTAAGTTTGTCCGTTTCCTTACGGTAGACCGCGCGCAACGCATTTTAAGAGACGCGGTCACCGACCCAGAACTTTTTTCGGCGCTTATGTCTCCGTTTAGAACATCTCAACAGCAAAACGAGGCAGTTCGTAAATTGCAAGGTTGGATGGCGGGCACCGCAGGCCGGGCAGTTGCCGGTGAGGAAGAAGACAATCGCCCGCCCAACGCGATGGCCCCTGAAGGGGCGCGCGCCAACGTCAACGCTTTTGTCCGCTAGAGGCCGCCCATGACGCAAGATTTGTACAACATCATCGTGGGTATAGCCGGCGCCGCGATTGGTTGGATGATGAAAGTGGTGTGGGAGAGCGTCAGGGCGCTGCAAACCGACATGAAGGCCATTGAGCGTGAACTGCATACAAGCTACGTCAGCAAGGACGATTACAAGTCAGACGTGCAAGAAATCAAAGAGATGTGCCGGGCCATCTTTGAGCGGCTAGAACGCAAGGCCGACAAGTAATGGAACTGCCCAAGCTGACGCCTGTTGTGCAGTTTGCGACGGCCAGCTTCGCGCTGGCTGTTGGCGGCTACTCTGCGGGTGAAAAGTTTGGCTGGTTCAAGAACGAGATTATCGCGTGGGCGCCGGAGCATTTCAGGATCGTCGACACCAAGATTGGCCAGCCCGTTACGGTAACAGTGGCACGGGTTAAGAAGCGCGACGACTGTTCGGTCGAAGGGTTCGAGGTGACCGTGCGCGACGGCGCTGGTGTCATCCACCAGGCCACGCCAAGCATGACGCGGTTCACCGGTCCCGCTGGCCCTAAGATCGACACCTTCACCTACCTGCTGGACATTGCCGACAAGGAAACCATCGCCCAAGGACGGGCGACGCTGTTGGCTACCATTAAGTACAAGTGTCCTGAAGGTGAACGGACTGTCACCTATCCCCGGCACCAGAACCTGACCTTCATGTTGGAGCGATAGGATGGACCAGCTTCTGAACCTTGTCCGCACGGTCGCGCCGTCCATCGCCAGCGCCGTCGGTGGCCCTTTGGCCGGCATGGCCACACGCGCCATTTCTGAGGCTCTGCTGGGCAAGCCAGACGGCACCGAGGCCGAACTGACCGAGGCTGCGGCCAAGGCCACACCGGAGCAGCTTCTGGCGCTGAAAACCGCCGAGCAGGACTTCGCGGTCAAGATGCGCGAGTTGGACATCGACCTAGAACGCATCGCCAACGCCGACCGTGACAGCGCCCGCAACCGCGAGGTCGCGGCGAAGGATTGGACCCCGCGCATTT